CACTTCTTGAGCGTCTGGGCATCACAGCAGAAGAAGCGGCTCTCCTACTTGGATGAAGCCTAAACTCTCCCAGTCTGCCATTCAGTTACGCGAGCAGATAGATGACACATTCCCAGATCGTGATCGAACTTCGGACGGCTGGATCGGTGATGCTAGACACGCTTTGCGTAAGTCGGATCATGTGCCAGATGGCCTCGGTTGGGTTCGTGCCCTTGACATTGACCGCGACCTTTCTGGTAAAAAAGGGAAGCCCGATCTCATGCCTGATCTGGTCGATCAGATTCGAGCATTGGCAAAGTCTGGCGATAAGAGAATCAGTTACATCATTTTCGATGGCAAGATCTGCTCACCTAAAAAAGCTTGGGCTTGGCGTACTTACGATGGGGTTAATAAGCATCGCGCACACGCACATTTTAGCTTTACCACAAAGGGCGATGAAGATAGTTCGTTCTTTAATATCCCGATGATAGGTGGAAACTAATGGAAGCAGTTATCTATGCAACTCTCGGACTTATAGCGATCCCTGTCATTCGTGCAGCGATCAAGTCCTATCGAGCTAAGAAGGCCGTTGCAGATATCGTGGTTGATGCCATTGAAGCTGCAGTAGATACTGTGGAGAAGAAATGAGCCAGAACGATTTCTTTACCCTCTACTTTGCCAGCCTTGCCGTAATCGGTGGGCTTGCAGGTTATGTGATCACTCATCTTCTGTCTGAAATTAAGCGACTTAATTCGCGTGTCGATGAGATCTACAACATACTTCTAGAGCGATAATTTTTGCCATGGCAAGAAAGAAAGTCATCGACCTCGATACTTACTCGCAACTGGACGCTTACGCGATCTCAATGCATGAGTTCTATAAGTCGCTGCGCAGAGCAGGCTTTGCCGTTGATCTCTGCCTAGCAATCATTACCGATCGAGACGCTTACCCTGACTGGATTCTGCCTGCGATCCCTGACCGAGTGGATCGCATACCCTACGAGGATGACGACGACGAGGATTAAATGAAGCGCATTGTGATTGTGTCAGATTTGCAAGTCCCGTTTCACGATCGAGTAGCAGTCAAGAACGTAGCACAATTTATAGCCAAGTTTAAGCCGCACGAAGTAGTCACAATAGGTGACGAGATAGATTTTAATACCATTAGCAAGTGGTCGGAAGGGACACCAGAAGCCTATGAGCAGACTCTTGGAGATGATCGCGACGAGGCTATTCAGGTACTTTACGACCTACAAGTAACCCAGATGATCAGGTCTAACCACACAGACCGCCTATACACACAAATCATGCGTAAGATCCCATCGTTTCTGTCATTGCCGGAACTAAGGTTCGAGCGATTTATGCAGCTAGATGAACTAGGCATAACCTTTCACAAGAAGCCATATAACATCGCGCCTAACTGGATTGCAGTCCATGGCGACCATACCCCTATCAAGTCACAAGGGGGTCTCTCAGCCCTTGAGGCGGCTCGTAGGCATGGCAAAAGCGTTATCTCAGGGCATACTCACAGAGCAGGCAGATCGTCCTTCTCAGAGGCCTCTGGAGGCCGTATAGGGCGTGTTTTACATGGGGTCGAGGTAGGTAACTTGATGGATTTTAGCAAGGCCTCATATACAAAGGGATCGGCTAACTGGCAACAAGCCTTTGCCATCATGTACGTCGATGGCAAGAACGTCCAGGTTGATCTGATCTATTTGGAGAAGGATGGGACATTCGTCGTATCAGGTAAGCGTTATGGACGACCTAGATAACGACTTAGCCAGGGACATCGATGACCATATCGATGACTCAGAATTGTTACCATTTCGTTATCTAAATATCTGAAAATTCCCCCTTAGGGCATGGGACAGTTGTGCCACCAACAACAGAAAGGGCACAACATGTTCGATCCATCATTAGGCGATTTAATTGCCATGATTGCACTATCAGCACTATATTTCCATTTAGGCCGTACAGTCGGCATTCGCGTGGGATATCTCAAAGGCCGTAAAGCTGTAAGAGATTACTACGAGACAAAGGAAAGGGTGCGAGTGTGAAAGCAAGTGAAGTCCTATTATCAGCTACTGACATCATTGGAGACCGAGGACGAATATATGGTCATCCTCGTATCAATCAGACTCGAATCGCATTACGACTCCAGCAAATGCTTGAAGTACCAATCTCAGACCATCAAGCATGCCTGGCGATGGTCGAAGTTAAACTTGCCAGATTACAAGAAACAGCAGATCACATTGACTCCTATATCGACGCGTGTGCTTACCTTGCTTTAGCTTGTGAACTTATAACAGAAAAGGATGAGCAATATGTTTAATCTCGAAGATTATGAAACAGTTGAAGAACGCCTTATTAAATTTTGGAAGGATCACCCAGATGGACAAATTCATACAAAGTTACTTGATCAGACCGCTGGCCGTTTTATTGTTGAGGCTGCTATATATCGCACAGAGGCAGACCTTCGACCCTGGACTACCGGCTTGGCTGAGGAAACGATACAAGGCCGGGGCGTTAATGCGACAAGTGCGCTGGAAAATTGTGAGACGAGTGCTATCGGTCGAGCGCTTGCTAACGCAGGATATGCAACAAAGGGAAAGCGAGCGTCACGAGAGGAAATGGGCAAAGTCGCTAAAGCGTCGGAAGTAAAGGCTAAGATCGATGAAGTAAAGGCTAAGATGTCAGAGACATCTGGCGAATACATTCCAGTAGTAAAGGAGGATGATCCATGGACTATCAATTCAGCGACTATGCCGCCCACAATGGGGGAAGCCGTTGCGACGGTGAAAGAAATCATTGGCGGCCAGACAGAGAAGGACATCCCTCGATGCCAACATGGAGACATGATCTGGAAGACGGGGACGACTAAAGCAGGTAAACCTTGGGGACATTTTAAGTGTCCTTATGCCGTAACTGGTGAACTTACTCGATGCCCATCACCTAACGATGTCATCTGGTACGAGATCAACAAAGAAGGCGCATGGCAACGACAGAAGGGACGCATGTAATGGGAAAACTACAGTTTATGAACCAAGACGGCGAATGGGAATCATTCCCTACAGAAGATGAGATTCACCGATCGAAGGAAGTTATTGCAATCTTGGAAGAATTTACATTTACTACGAGATGCTGTTTATGTAATGAGGCAATTCCATATAAAGACATCAAGGTAAACCTGGCTAATAAGAGCTGGTCATGCTCTAAATGCCACGCGGTAAATGGCCTCACAAAGCCGTAAATACCGAGGATTCTCGACCGAGCGTGTGGTCGCCCGTTACCTATCGGAGTGGTGGCCACATGCAGATATCGGTCGAGGGGCTGGAAAAGATATAACTCATGTTCCTTTCGACATGGAAGTTAAAGCTAGATCGGCGTTCCAGCCAAAAGCATGGATCGATCAGGTCACAAAGAGGGCAGCTAAAACTGGTGGGTTGCCTATTGTTACTTGCCGTCTGAATGGACAGGGAGAAGGTAGTCCCCAGGACTATCTGGCCTTTATGCGGCTTGGTGATCTGGTCGATCTATTGCTTCGTGCAGGTTACGGCGATTTCAGCAATGATTTTGCTAAACTAGAGCCTATGAGATGCAACAAGTGTGGCGCATGGGCGTTCACCGAAACATGCAGAACATGTCAGGTGCCAGATGCCAACCTATGAGTTCGAGTGCGATAACGAGCATTGCGAGTCCAACGCCAGAATAGAGAAGTGGATGTCAATACATGAGCCACATGATCTGGAATGCCCATTCTGTCATTCATCGATGAGCAAGGTCTATTCAAGTGTCGGCGTCAGCTTTAAGGGAACAGGCTTCTATTCAACCGACAATAGGTAATGTGATCTAATTCACATCTCATATAATGAGATTATTGGAAAGGCTACACATGAAGGTATTTGACATCGCTGGTACTCTCAGGGCTAGAGCCCATCAGGGGCTCAGGGCAAGCCTGAAAGGCGAAGCTTGCCTGGTAGCCATCGCTATTGGGATATCTCTATCTATAGCAATGCCCCTAGATGCACAGGCGTCAAATCAAGCAATTCGATACGTAGAAGACTTAGCTGCATATCAACTGACTGATAAGCAAGAAGCATGTCATGATGAGATTATCTATAGAGAATCAAGATGGGACTATCGAGCAAAAAATGGATCTCATTACGGGTTATATCAAGGTCGATCTAAGAGCTTGAAGAATGCATCAACAGTTAAGCAATGGTGGTGGTATTGGCATTATGTAGCACATCGTTATGGATGGACAGTCTATGATGAGCCTAACTATTGCAAGGCATTACATCATCTCAAGACTAAAGGTTGGCAGTAAATGCCTCGTAAATTAACAGATGAGCAGAAAGCTTTTATAGAAAATAACGCCATTATGGGTGGTAATTGGTTAGCAGAGCAACTACAGATCGATAGGGCATTCATTTACCAATATGCAACCGATGCAAAGATAAGCGTTAAAAAAGGCGGTAAGCAAGACCCTAGAGATAAGGCCTTATCGAAACGAACTAATGTGTGCATGACTTGGCCTAGAAAGTACTATAAGTACAAGAAGCTATTAGTAGAGCGTGACGGCCTCAGGTGCCATTACTGCGATATAGTCATGACCTATAAGGATGCACAGATAGATCACATAGTACCCAAGGCTAGAGGTGGCACAGACGCACCATCCAACCTAGTGCTAGCCTGTGCTACATGTAATCATGTCAAGAGTACATTGTGCTACACATGCCCAGAGTTTAGAGATAACATTGCCAAAAGACCCTAGAGATAGTAGAGCCTATCGAGCACGACGCCTTGAGGTGTTAGCTCGTGATCAATGGACTTGCTTCTATTGCATGCAGCCTGCAACGACAGTCGATCACGTGATTCCAATCAAAGACGGGGGTGATCCGCTTGCCTACGATAACCTCGTATCATGCTGTAGCATCTGCAATTCACGCAAGGGATCACGTCACAAGGCGTTTTCTTAGGTACCATGTTCACCCCCCCTGTCTTTTCTGAACCTTCTCTCCCTGAGACGGTCCGAACAGTGCCAGATTCACCATTTATTAAACCTGATACGCTTAACTTCGATGCAAAATGATGCGGAAGTAAAACAGACGTTACGAGGGGTCGGGCTAATTGGCAGCACTGAGCCTAGAATCCACACGCCTTTATTAACTGGACCATCTAAATCACAAGAAGTAGCAGATCTAGCCGTAAAAATTGGCTTACCGCTTATACCCTGGCAACGCTGGGTCTTAAATGATCTACTAGCTGTAGATGATGCAGATAATTGGCGCAAAAAGACAGCTCTAATACTTGTAGCACGTCAAAACGGCAAAACGCACTTAGCACGTATGTTAATCCTTAGCCATCTATTCTTATGGGGTAGTAAGAATGTGCTAGGCATGTCGTCTAACCGAAATATGGCATTAGATACATTTAGACAAGTTGCATACACGATAGAAGATAACGAGTTTCTAAAAAAGCAAGTGAGACAGATACGCCTGGCTAATGGTCAAGAATCTATAAGTTTACTTAATGGCGCACGTTATGAGATAGCAGCGGCAACACGAGATGCACCACGTGGTAAAACTGCAGACTTTCTATACATAGATGAGTTACGTGAGTGGACACCAGAAGCCTACACAGCTGCACTACCGGTAACACGTGCAAGACCTAACGCTATGACACTAATGACAAGTAACGCAGGTGATGGATTTAGTACGACACTTAACGATCTAGTAGAGCGATGCAAGTCTTATCCGCCAGACAATTTAGGTTATTACGAATACAGCGCACCGCAGCACTGCAAGATAAATGATCGTAAAGCGTGGGCTATGGCTAACCCTGCACTTGGGCATTTAATTACAGAGCAGACACTAGAAGAATCTGTAAACACAAACAGCATAGAAGCTACACGCACAGAGATGTTATGCCAGTGGGTAGATAGCGCAGTCAGTCCTTGGGTGTATGGAAGTATAGAAGCTTGCAGCGACAGTACGCTAGAAATCCCTGTCGGGCCAATGACTATAATGGCCTTTGATATTGCACCTACACGCAGATCTGGTGCGTTAATTATGGGTCAGATGAAAGACGGCAAGATAGCAGTCGGACTTGCACAGCTTTGGCATAGTGATATTGCAATAGATGAAGTTAAAATGGCAAGTGATGTAAATGAGTGGGCTAGAAAATACCATCCACACATTATCTGCTTTGACAAGTATGCCACGCAGTCAATAGCAACACGATTAGAGCAAAGCGGATGGCGTATGCAAGATGTGTCGGGTCAAGCTTTCTATCAGGCATGCTCGGATCTATCGGATGCTATGGCTAATAGCAGAATGGTGCATAGTGGTCAAGCAGATCTAGTACAGCACCTAAATAACTGTGCCGCTAAAACTAGCGATGCAGGTTGGCGCATAATACGTAGAAAATCTGCCGGTGATGTTACAGCTGCAATATCTTTGGCTATGGTCGTAAGCCAGTTGACACGCCCACAACAAACCGCGCAAATCTTTGTCTAATTTGCACTATTAGTACCTTTTATGCTATAAAGTATACATATGGGTCTATTGTCTGCTTTGGGTATAACCAATAAAAAAGATAATCTACAAGCGCAATACGCCCCTGCCGTTATGGGCGATAGCGTAATTGGATTTGGTTATAACACATTCGGTGCAGGCCCGATGGATCGCACACTTGCAACACAAGTGCCAGCAGTTAATAGATGCGCTAATTTAATTAAAGGTGTTATAGGATATTTACCATTAGAGCTGTATAAAAAATCTACAGGCGAAGAATTAGCGAAGCCACTCTGGTGCGAGCAGCCAGATATTCGACAGCCACGATCCGTCACTATCTCGTGGACTGTCGATAGTCTTATATTTTACGGTGTTGCATATTGGCGTGTTACAGAAGTTTATGCAGATGATTTAAGACCATCCAGATTTGAATGGGTTGCTAATACGCGAGTAGTTGCACAATTAAATGCATTAGGCACAGAGGTTTTATACTACACAATAGATAATCAAAAAGTACCGATGGTAGGTATTGGTTCATTAGTTACATTCCAAGGATTAACACAAGGTGTATTACAAACAGCAGGTCGCACAATACAAAGCGCATTAGATTTAGAAAAGGCTGCAGCTGTAGCAGCACAAACACCAATGGCAACAGGATTTATTAAAAACACTGGTGCAGATATGCCGGAATCACAAGTACAAGGATTACTAGCAGCTTGGAAGGCAGCACGTCAATCAAGATCTACTGCATATCTAACTAGCACATTATCTTATGAGACTGTCGGCTTTAGTCCTAAAGATATGATGTATAACGAAGCATCACAATACTTGGCCACACAAATTGCACGTGCTATGAACGTACCTGCATATTACATAAGTGCAGATATGAATAACAGCATGACTTACCAAAATATAATCGATGGCCGTAAAGAGTTTGTAGCATATTCATTACAGCCTTATATCTGTGCTATTGAGGACAGATTAAGCATGAACGATATTACCGCTAACGGACATACTGTGCGCTTTAATATCTCAGAGACTTTCTTACGATCAGATGATAAGGCAAGACTAGAAACAATAGAGAAGATGTTAACCCTAGGACTTATAGACCTAGAGCAAGCAAAAGAAATGGAAGATCTAACACCCAACGGAAATCAAAGCGGCGATGCTGAGTACATCAACAGCGCAAAAGGAGAAAATGCATGAGTGATATACAACAAGCCAATATACCTGCAAGCACGGTAACGCTATTAGCGTCAGCTGCTCGCACCGCGACAGTTACAGGCACAGCCGTAAAAGGCCTATCTGCCGCAAGACTATTAGTAATGCAATTGAACGTTAGCGCAGCTAGCGGCACATCACCTACGTTAGACGTAGTAGTGCAAGACACAGTAGATGGCACTAACTACAATACTATTGCTACCTTCGCACAAGCAACAGGCGTTACACGCGAAGTAATTAGATTAACTACTGCATTTACCGATCAATTAAGAGTGGTCGGTACAATTGGTGGCACTACACCATCATTTACGTTTGAAGTTCTAACATGGGCGGATTCAAATTGATTCTTACATTTAGTAGCCAAATAGAAAGCGCAGATAGTGAGCGCAGAGTTATTGCAGGCAAAATTGTACCGTTTGAAACACCTGGTAACACCAGCGTAGGTAAAGTGGTCTTTGCTAAAGGATCAATAGATGTAGGCGACCCTGGCAAAATTAAGATGCTTATGCAACACCGCAACGATAAGCCTATTGGCCGTATGCAAAAGTTTAATGAAGCCGAAGATGGTATCTACGCTAGCTTTAAGATCAGTGCGAGCATGCAAGGATCAGATGCGTTAATGCTTGCATCAGAACAGTTAATAGATGGCCTATCTGTAGGCGTGGATGTAATTAAATCATCACAGAAAAAAGATTATATTTATGTAACTAAAGCGATGCTTAAAGAAGTAAGCCTGGTTGAGTCACCAGCATTTACAGAAGCACAAGTAACTAAAGTTGCCGCTAGCGAAGGCGAAGCGGATGCAACAATCCAACCAACTACGGAAAGTGAGGCACAAGTGGACAACACCACCGAGCCAACAGCAGTACCAGTGGTAGAGGTTGCTCCAGTAGAGGCTGCACGCCCAACAATTAGTGCATCATTCTATACAGAGCCTCGCTCACCAATTAAGACACAAGCTCACATGCTAGAACACAGCATCAAAGCAAAATTAGGTAACCACGAGTCAGCACAGTGGGTAATGAAGGCGGAAGCCGATGTAGCAAAGTTTATGACAGCTGCAGATGATTCATTTACTACTAACCCAGCATTTTCACCAACACAATTTGTACCTACAGTAGTAGATACACTTATTGGATCACGCCCAGCTATTGACGCAATTGGTTCACGTGCGCTACCAGCAGCAGGCATGACAATCTCAGTACCAAAAATTACTACATCAGGTACAGTGGCAGAGACTGCAGAAGCAGCAGGACCATCAGAGACAGGTATCGTATCTTCATACGTAAACCTAACTGTTAAGAAATATGCTGGACTACAACGCTACAGCTTAGAAATCCTAGAGCGCAGCTCACCAGAGTTCTTTGCAGCCATGTTAGACAACATGACACGTGCTTACAACAAGGCAACAGATGCAGCAGTAATTGCAGCATTAACATCAGGTGGCACACAAGCTACAGCAGTAGCAGCAGATTCAGCAGGAATTATTTCCTACGTATCTAAAGAAGCACCAGCTGCATACCTTGCAACAGGTGAGTTAGCAACACGTTATATTGCTGGTACATCACAGTGGTCATTACTATTAGGCGCAACAGATACAACTGGTCGCCCAATTTACAATGCTGCTAACCCAATGAACAATGCAGGAGCTGCACAACCAACATCATTACGTGGTAACGTACTTGGTTTAGATCTATACGTAGATCCAAACGCAGTATCTACTACTATTGATGAGTCTGCATTTATTGTAGTTCCATCTTCAGTATCAATTTACGAGTCACCAATTCTACGTCTGTCAACAAACATCCCAACAACAGGCGAGATCGAGACATCACTATATGGTTACATGGCCGTTGGTGTATTGGTCGCTGGTGGAGTTCGTCGCTTCAACCTAACCTAATAGTTAGTTAATTTAATAATCCCTAGGGTTTAGTAGCCCTAGCCCTAGGGAGCTTTTTAAGATAAGGAGTACACATGCCAGCAGCTATGGTTACTATGGCCGAGTTAAGGTCAAATCTGGGTATAGGCACTTTATATACCGATGCAACCGTAGAAGAGTGCTGCCAATCGGCAGAAGATTTAATCTCTGGTTATCTCTGGCATAACGATGCGCCAGTAGTCGGATCATCTATTAGCAACAACGTGGCAACTCTAGTATTAGCAAATCCAGGCATATTTGTAACTGGTCAATCAATTACAGTAAGTAATTGTGGTGCAACATATAACGGCACATATACATTAACAGGATCATTCCCTGGTACTACAGTGCCAGCATCTATTGGCACAGCATTCTGGAGTACATACGCATTTAGTTCATACCCTAACGGCTACAGCATTATTCAATATGCAAAAACAGCTTCAGACGATCCATTTCATTTTGTTAAACCATACGGCCGAGCCCTTGGCCCAGAGCATAAAGCACAGGCTTACACTGCGACCCCTGCCATAAGAGAGGCTGCGATGATCGTAGCTGTTGACATCTGGCAAAGCCGTCAAGTTAGCCAGACTGGTGGGGTAGGTATGGATGGGATCACTGCAAGCCCATATCGGATGGGTTATCAGCTGATTAACAGAGTGCGTGGTCTCATCCAACCGTATTCTAGTCCTAACTCACTGGTCGGCTAATGCCAGCTGCAATAACCACACTACGCAGCACACTTGCAACAGACCTAGCCAATGCAGGCGTGTGGTCAACCTTTAGTTTTCCACCAGCAACATTACTCGCAAACAGCGTAGTTATTACACCTGGTGATCCCTATATTGTGCCATCTAATAATGACATTACAAGTATTGCACCACTAGCAAATTTTAAGATTCTTATGACCACGCCAGCATTTGACAACCAAGGCAATTTAGCAGGCATGGAAAATTTTATATTAGCAGTAGTAACTAAACTAAACGCATCATCTTTGGTGCTAAACATATCTAGTATTTCAGCACCTGCTATAGTCAACGCCGCTAGTGGTGATTTGCTGGTATCTGAAATTACCGTATCAATCCTAACGAGCTGGAGTTAAAATGAGTACAGACGCAGAAAACTTAGCCTTCTTAAAAAAGATAGGCCAGATCCAAGAAACACAAGCACCAACCCCTGCACCTACTAAAGAGAAAGACAAGGAGTAATCATGGCCATATTCTTAAACAATGGCGTATCCGTTACGCTAAACAGCGTTGATCTATCAGCGTATGTAACAGCCGTAACAATTAACCGCTCATTTGATGAATTAGAAGTAACAGCTATGGGTGACACATCACACAAGTTTGCAAAGGGCTTGGAAGCAAGCACTATTACTCTAGACTTCTTAAATGATAATGCTGCTTCAACAGTAATCCCTACACTACGTTCTGCCTATGGCACTACTGTAACATGCGTAATCAAGCAAACATCTGCTGCCGTATCTGCTAGCAACCCTTCATATACAGCATCTGTTTTAATTAACAATCTGCAAAATGTGAACGGCGCAGTAGGCGATATTAGCAATCAATCCCTTACACTTACTTGCAACAGCACAGTAGCTGTAGCAACTGCATAAGGAGTAATAATGGCAAAGCTAAAGATAACAAGGGCTAATGGCGAAGTATCTGAACACAAGATTACGCCAGGTGTCGAGTACGCTTTTGAGTTAAAGTATGGCGCAGGAATTAGTAAAGTCCTACGTGATCACGAACGGCAAACTGAGATTTATTTCTTAGCCCATGAGTGCTTACGTAGGGCTAACGTAACTGTACCTATGTTTGGTATTGAGTTTATAGACAGCTTAGAAACTGTCGAGGTATTAGACGAAGAAAAAAAATAACGCAGCGTGATTCTATTCTTTACACAATGGCTGCTTTAAGTGTAGAGACTGGGATCGCGCCTAGTGAGTTTATTAACATGGACTCAGAGATGTTAAGGGCTATAGTGCAAGTGCTACAAGATCGCGTAAAGGAGATTAAAAATGCCACTCGTCGTAAACGGCGTTAGAGAATTTCTCAAAGCGATTGACAATTTAGACGAAGATATGTATAAAAACGTCAGAGCCAGTTTGAAGCAACCAATGATTAAAACAGCTACAAAGGCAAAACAATATATGCCATTTGAGCAAAACGTGTTAAGTGGTTGGTTAAAACAGGCCGAGCCGCAAGAAGGACAGCGCAGGCCATTTCCAGCTTATGATGCAGGTGCTGCTAGGGCAGGCATCAAATATAAACTTGGTCCTAATAAAAAAACAAAAAAAGGTTATAGCGTTTACAATTACGTAAGCAACGAATCAGCCGCTGGTGCTATTTATGAGACTGCAGGACGCAAAACCACTGGCGCACAAGGTGCGTCATTAAATCCTAATGCTGGCATACAGTTTATAGCCGCATTACCAAAAGTTGAAGATGCAACTATGTCAGGCGCAGTAGGTCGCAGAGGACGCAAAAATAAAGGTCGAGCCATTTACAAAGCCTGGAAAGAAGAACAAGGCGATGCGTACAAAAACATAGAAAAAGCAATTAACGAAGCAATATTTCAATATTACAAAAAATTACCATTAGAACAAAAAGGCCAAGTATTAGGCTTTTACAAAGAGCGATCAGCTCGCGGATTTAAGGGCGTGTAATTATGCCAACCTTAGTAGTATCCGCACTTAGTACCTTTGACAATAAAGGCTTAAAAAAAGGAAAAAAAGAAGTAACTGCATTTGATAAACAAATAAAAAAACTAGGCAAAACATTTGCAGCTATAGGTGTTGGTGCATTTGCCAAATCCGCAGTTAACGCATTTATAGAGTCAGAGAAAGCAGCGGCTAAACTACGCACCACAGTTAAAAACTTAGGCTTAGAGTTTGAGCAACCAGGCATAGAAGATTACCTAAAGAAGTTATCGCTGCAATTTGGCATAGTAGATGAAAACTTAATTCCAGGCTTTCAACGTTTACTTATAGTAACTAAAGATGTTGCTAAAGCGCAGAGTTTATTTGAGACTGCATTAAACGTATCGGCAGGCACTGGTAAGGATCTGACAGCTGTATCTACTAGTTTATCTAAAGCATATTTAGGTGATAACGCAGCATTAGGCAGATTAGGCGTAGGACTTAGTAAAGCACAATTAAAGTCAGCATCATTTCTAGAAGTACAGCGCACACTCAATGTTAACTTTGCAGGGCAGGCAGCAGCAGCTGTAGAAGGCTATGCAGGCAGCATGGCTAAATTAACTGTAGCCGTAGATGAGTCTAAAGAAGCAATAGGCAAGGGCTTACTAGATGCACTAGCAGCATTATCTAACAGTAACGACATAAACGCATTTACTGCAAAGATGGTGGCAGCAGCTGAAAAGATAGGCAACGCCTTTGCAACTATAGGCGATGTCATAGGACTACTAAACCCTAATGCCAGCGTTAAAGTCGGTGACAAGTTTATGCGTAAGTCAGATGTTAACGCACCTAGATTATCGCCTGCTAAGTCTAGAGCTGATCTAATAGCAAGTATGCAGGTTACTAAAGCGCGTAAAGAAGAGTTTAATATTATTACAAAGAAAAATGCACTAGAAAATAAAAACCTAGAGGAATTAAAGAAAAAGTTTGATTTAGAGCGCATAGGCATAAACGCAGCCCTTAACGCTGCTACTGATGAAGAGACTAAATTACGTCTGAAGGCACAGTTAGCAATATTAGACAATAACGAAGCTATGGCTAAAAAGTAGTTGGCAGAATTAGAAGCAGCAGATGCGTTAAAAAAGTTGGCAGCAGAAGCAGCAGCAGCTGGTAAAAGTCTTACAGAGTTTGCTTTAGTGCAGGTTAGATCATTAATTAACAGAATAAATGCACAGATAGAAAGTATTAACAAACAATTTGGAATGCCTACCACAGCAGCAGCACCCACTGTTAGCGCACCAGGTTTACCATCACAGCCTGCTAGTTATTTCCAAGACTTAGCAACACAGTTGGTAGGCTCATCTTCTTATGCTGGTATGAACGTATCGCAGATAGCAACTGAAAGAGCTAGAGAGTCTGGCAACAGATCACTAGACGTAAATCTAGTTATCAATTCACCTTCTGGCGACAGATTCGCTCAACTTATGGCTGAGAGCATACAGGTGGCAAATCGAAGCGGATATAGCACTACCGCAGCTGGTCAATTACCATAATGACAATACCAGTAATAAATGCTGTAATTAACTTTAGCACTGGGCCTAGTTTCGCTCAGGCTATGATTTTGGGATCAGGCATATTAGACACAAACGTATTAGCAGATTCTGCAGCTGTAATTGTAGATGTATCAAGTCAAGTAAACCGCATAGAGACTAACAGGGGTCGTACTGCGCTATCTGATCAATTTCAGACAGGCTCACTTACATTACGCATAGTAGATCAGTCGGGCGACTTCAACCCCCAAAACGTAACAGGGCCTTTTTATAATTTATTAACACCTATGAAGAAGGTGCAGATTACCGCAACCTACTCATCGGTAACATATCCTATATTTAGCGGCTTCATTACAAGCTACGTAACAAGTTACCCAGGCGAATCAGGTGAAGACGTAGCCATTACCACTATACAAGCTGTAGATGCTTTTAGATTAGCGCAGGTAGCACAGATAAGCACTATTACAGGTGCTAGTGCTGGCGAATTATCAGGCGCACGTGTTAACAAGATATTAGATGAAATTGACTGGCCTGCAACAATGCGCGATGTGGATGCTGGGCTTACAACAATGCAGGCAGACCCAGGCACAAACCGCACAGCATTACAAGCTTTGACTACAGTTGCCACGTCAGAATATGGCGCATTATATGTAGATGCGTCTGGCTCATTTGTATTTCAGGATCGATCAGTTACAGCTGGCTCTATTGGTGGCACGCCTACAGTATTTGCAGATAACGGCACAGGTATAGATTATTTTGATGCTACATGGATACTTAACGACACGCTTATATTCAACAAAGCTACAATTACTAGGACAGGTGGCACAGCGCAGGTTGCGTCAAACCAAGCCAGCATAGATAAATATTTTTTACACAGCTACTTTTTAGACAACCTGCTTATGCAGACAGATGCCGTAGCACTAGATTATGCGCAAGCTTATGTGGCTAGTAGAGCTGAGACCGATATACGAGTAGATGCCATAGTCCTAGACCTATACACAAACAATTACAATGCAGGCATATTAGCTGCGCTAGACCTAGATTTTTTTGACCCTATAGACGTAATTACTACACAGCCAGGTGGGTCAACGCTAGAAAAAACATTACAGATATTTGGCGTACGCATGAACATTACGCCGAACAGTTGGAAAACCACGTTCACGACATTAGAGCCAGTCATAGACGCATTTATCCTAAATGATACGATTTATGGCACTTTAGACTATAATGTCCTAAGTTACTAAGGGGTATAGATGGCAAAGCAATCGTTTACGACTGGGCAGGTATTGACCGCAGCTCAAATGACATCACTGCAACAAACAGCGATGCTAGGCGGTGCTGCATCTGCTAAAACTGCAAGCTATACATTAGTAGCTGCCGATGCTGGTACAGCTATTAGTATGTCTAATGCAGGCGCAACTACAATAACTGTAAATACAGGATTATTTGCAGCAGGCGATACAGTACAGATTACCAATTTAGGTGCTGGAGTTTGCACAATTACCGCAGGCACAGCCACCGTAAATACTTCCGCATCTTTAGCTTTAGCACAATATGAAAGTGGCACCTTATATTTTACAGGTTCATCTGCCGCTGTATTTATTAAAGGTGCAGGTGCTGCTGCTAGTAGCGGTGGTATGACTTTAATTAACTCAGGTGGCACAACTTTAACAGGATCATCAATTACTCTGAGTTCAATTCCAAACTCTTACAAAAACTTACAATTGATAATTAGAGATTTTAGACCAGTTAATGATGGTGATGGTATAAGGGTTAGATTTAATGCAGATACGACTGCAAATTATCATTTTACTAAAAACTGGCACGACACCACTGGTTCTTTTTCATATGATGCAACTAGTATTGTTTTGCTCCTGAGTATTAGTAATGGCGCAAGTGATGGTCTAATTGCAATTGATTTTTATGATTATGCAAATACTAGCACTTTTAAAATGATGCGCAGTCAGGCATTTGGAGAACACGATGCAACAGATGGAAATATAATGTTTAAAAATGTTATTGGTTATTACAAATCAACAAATGCGGTTACCAGTATTGTATTGTTGACCGATCAAGGCGGCGGTTTTACATCAGGAACAGCCTTTTTATACGGAGTCTCATAAAATGAATAAATTACAAATAAAAGAATACAATTGTAAAACACAAAAAGAAATTATTAGAGATGCTACAGACGCAGAAATCGCACAAATGGAACTAGATGCTGCTAATGCTTTAGCAAAAAAAGCCGAAGCGGAAACAAAGGCGCAAGCCAAAGCCAAAGCCGAAGGTAAGTTAGCCGCGCTTGGTTTGACTACAGACGACTTACGCGCTTTAGGTTTATAGTTGTAAATGAAACCTTGGCTATGTGCAGCTGGTGTAGAGCTTAGAGATGCCGTTACTACCTGGTATCCAGATCGCCGCACTACCAGTGATGGGTGGCTTGGTGATGCTCGTCATTCCGCAACCAAATCAGATCATAATCCAGACGCAGATGGGTGTGTCCGAGCCATTGATGTGGATTCTCGCTTGGATTCATCCGAGCAATTGTCAGTATATTTGGCTGACCAAATCAGAAAATGTGCGAAGACCGATAAACGCATATCTTACGTAATACATAATGGCAAGATAGCGTCAAAAATCATGCGCTATAAGTGGCGCACTTACAAAGGCATCAACAAACACACAAAGCATATACATATAAGTTTTACAAGGGCAGGCGATAAAGACGGCACACCGTTTGACATACCACTACTAGGGGGCAAAATATGAAGATAACTAAAAAACAGAAAGCCATACTAAAGTCATATCTACGTGGCGTGTTAGTATCATTTTTAACATTCTTAGCCAGTAATGAGTTAGGACTAGACCCAGCGGTGTCTGTAATAGTTGCCGCACTTGCAGGACCAGCGGCTAGGGCTTTAGACAAATCCGACAGTGCTTATGGCATCGGTGCAAATGAAGCATGACCCCTGCAGAGTGGGCTGGCTTTGGGGCTGGCGTATGCGCCGTATTCAC